TCGTACATCGCCCCATCGCCTACTGCCAGCTGGTAGAAGATCGGCGCGACAGCTTTCTGAGCTGCTGGCTGGCGCGAGAGCGTGTTACCCCGAAGGCGGTTCTGAGCGTGGTGGAAGTGGTGATCTAGTGCGTTCATTACTGCTTCCTTCTGTTTTGTGATTTGATAACCTAAAGATAGTGGATCAGTTATCTCTAGTCAACATCCATGCAAACTATTTTATAGTTTTATGAGTAATGATCCATGTAGTTCTGCGAGGTCAATTCCTTGAACTGCATGTATCGGCCAATCCACTGGCAGCGTATTCGGCCAGTCGGGCCATGCCGGTTCTTTTCGACCAGCAATTCTGCAATGCCTTTGTCGGGAGTATCCGGGTTATAGGCTTCATCCCTGTAAAGCATGATGACCAGATCGGCCTCCTGCTCTATCTCAGCGGCGTTTGAAAGATCACCCATGTTAGGTCTAGGGTCTGGCCGTTTGTCCACCTCTCTGTTGACCTGAGCCAGTGCTACGATGGGTATACCGAGCTCCTTCGCAAGATTCTTGAGCATCCCGACAACTTCGGCAGCTTCTTCTTTCGGTGACATGCCTCGCCGGCTGCCTTTTATTTTTTGCACGTAATCGACAAAAGCAATCTTGATCTCGTACCGGTGCGCCCATTCCCTGACCTGGCGGCAAAGCTGAATAATGTTTATGGCGGGCCTGTCATTGATCCATATTTTTTTGTTGATTAATCGCCTTGACGCCCTGCTCAGATCCTCGACAAACTCCCCGGACAAGTCAGCCTTGCGTATTCTTTGCGCATCGCACGACCCTTCAATGGATAGCATTCGCTTGCCTATCTGCTCGTGGCCTTGCTCAGCAGACACAATGCCCGCCGGAACATTGCAATTATTCGTCAGGTTAAGTAGGAGCGCGGTTTTTCCCATGGCCGGCCTGGCGCCAATGATGACAAGATCAGAGTCGTTAAAGCCGCCAGTCGCGTCGTTCAACTCCGGCAGCCCGGTATTAACACCCACCATTCCATCACGTGCAGACACTTCCTCGACCTGTCTCAGTCCAGCCTTAACGGCGTGTTCCATCGTCCATGAGTAATTGCGCCCGGTATTTTCAAGAGCCATTAACGCGGCGATTGCCTTGTCTGCGGACTCCGGGCTTTTAGATTCCTCAACGTCAATCAGCAGCGTGTTTGCAATGGTTCTGATTTCAGTCAGCCGATAGCTGCGTTTTATTTCATGGCAGTAGGTTTCAAACATGCCCGGCATTACGGCAGTCTCGGCCATGAGCTTGCCCATAAAATCGAACAGGTAGGCCGCATCCTTTTCGGGCAGCTTATTGTTCAGGTCAGTGCCAATGGTAATAAGATCAAACAACTCGCCTGAATCGCTCTTTTCGCGGATTGACTGGTAAATATCCTGGCAAGCCTGGCTCTGGAACTCAGATGCTGACAGCCCGCACTCTTTCGCTATGTGCGGCATTTTCAAAATCGCCGCAATCACTCCCTGCTCTGCTGCTACGCTCATAATTTACCCCTGCGGAAAATCTCTAATGGTTCTTTTTGCTTGTTGTCCACCAAATGATTGCTGGCTGTCGTTTGCCATCCACTCGGCAGAAAACCCCTTCCATCCCTTTTCGATAACTTTGCCTAGGCAGTCGTCAACTGAGAATCCTAGATCCCTTGCTTTGGATAGCTGCTTTCCAAATCGTGTGACAACGGTTTGCGATACTGGAGCCTTCAAGTTTTTCCTGAGCGCTTTCCAGTCTGCAAGGATCTGCTGATCTGGCGTTTCTGGCCATGTTGAATAGTCCAAAACAGAAGCCCGATTTTTGGGCAAATCTTTGTTCTTTTCATTCTTACATTCTTGTTTGTGTATCGTTTGGTGTTCGTTTGGTGTATCGCCTGCTGTCTCGTTTGGTGTATCGCCTGCTGTCTCGTTTGGTGTATCCGAATCCTGATAAATCCCGTAGTTACATATACTTGTGATCGAAGTGTAGTTGTCTTTTTGCTGTTCTATCATCTGTCTCGTTTTTAGCATTCCCAAGTATCTCCGGACTTTCGCCCGACTCCAGCCCCAGCGCTTTGACATCGTTAATTCTGACCACGCAAGCTGCCCCCTTTTGACGCCAATCTCAACGCCGCGAATCCAGACCGAAGCCGGCTTATGGTTAGCGTTTCCAATCATATCTATCCACGCTTGGCCCTTTGTAAATGGCTCGGATTTCCATAGCGCATTGTCGAACATGGACCTGTGCAACTTAATCCAGCCCCTATTCTCCATGACGACCTCACTTAGCCAGGTAGTTAGCCAGGGCCACGTAAGTGTCATAGGTAGGATTCAGCCGCGTACCGTTGGCCACAGCCATGACCGTGTGATAGTGGACGCCGCTACCCTCGGATACTTTCTTTAGGTTCCGGTCAGCCAGCGCGGCTCTGATTTCTTCTACAGTCAAAATTACGTTGTCTTTCATCTTAGTCGTTCCTAGTGTGATTTTGTGTTGACGATTGCTATATTACGCATTAGTATTGGTTAGGTCAATTATCTACGAGGCGGAAAACATGAGAACTAAAAAAAGCATAAATTACGGGAACATGGTTCTTTCAAGGATGAAGGCTGAACTGGCAGGATCTAATGACGAAAAGCTGGCGGCTATTGTCGGCCGCGTTGTAGAAGATCATCAGATAGAGATTGCGGAGCTGAAAAAAGAAATTAAAGCCATGCGAGAAAGCGCCAATGGCGAGAAGGCTTAAAAATGGAATACGAAAACTTCATAAGAAATAAATCATTCCGGCATGTAGACGCCGGATTTTCTTGCCCCGAAGTGTTGCCATACCCGCTTTTTGACTACCAAGAGCCATTGGTTAGATGGGCATGTAAGCGCGGCAAGGCGGCACTGTTTGCAGATACGGGCCTTGGAAAAACCATCATGCAGCTGGCATGGGCAGACCAAGTGGCAAAGCATACCGGCGGGCCTGTCATTATCCTGGCACCTCTTGCGGTGTCATTGCAGACTATCGACGAAGGAAAGAAATACGGAATACACGTCGAGAAGGCCAATCCCGGCGCGGCGTTTTTTGGCCCTAACATCGTTATTACCAACTATGAGCAAATCCACAAATTTGATCCCGACGTGTTTCAGGGAATTGTTATAGACGAATCCAGCATCTTAAAAGGAATGCAGGGAAAGCGCCGGCAAGAGATCACAGACTTCGGGGTGTCCATTAAGTACCGGCTAAGCTGCACAGCAACGCCCAGTCCCAACGATTTCATGGAGCTTGGCACACAGGCTGAATTTTTGGGCATCATGTCTCAGATTGAAATGCTGGCTATGTTCTTTATTCATGATGGCGGAGACGTGTCTAAGTGGCGGCTAAAGGGTCACGGACAGCGCCGGTTTTTTGAGTGGATGGCAACGTGGGCAGCGGTTATCAGAAGCCCGACTGATCTTGGCTTTGATGGTTCGCGCCACGTTCTGCCGAAACTTCATTACCATTCGCACGTTGTCGAGACTACGCCAAAGGATGCGTTGTTTGTTGAGCCGGCTCAGGGCTTGCAGGACCGCAACAAGGCCCGCAAAGAGTCAATAGATGCTCGTGTAGCCGTAGCGGCGGACCTAGCAAACAGCATGGAAGGCCAAGTATTAATCTGGTGCAACTTGAACGATGAATCAGATCGTCTTAAAAAATCCATTGATGGTGCGGTTGAGGTTAAAGGCAGCGATAAGCCAGACCATAAAGCAGATTCGCTCGTTGGGTTTGCTAGAAGTGATGTTCGGATTCTGGTTAGCAAACCAAAGATTGCCGGGTTCGGTATGAACTTTCAAAACTGTCACCAGATGATCTTTGTGGGCCTTTCCGATTCGTGGGAGTCGTATTACCAGGCTATACGCCGATGCTGGCGGTTTGGTCAATTGAATGAAGTTCACGTCCACGTCGTAAGCGCAGACACAGAAGGCGCAGTTATTGAGAACATCAAGAAGAAAGACAAAAACAACCAGGAGCTAGGCGCATCAATGGTTAGTCATATGAAGACCATGATGGACAAAGAGATATTCAGCGCCGCTACCGAAAAAACAGAATACGTAGCAAATACACAGATGGGGATTCCAGAATGGCTAATGTAATAGATCAAGTAATGAGCGAAAACTACGCCGTCTACCACGCGGATACCGTAGAAATGGCCTCAGGTTTACCGGATAACTCAGTGCACTTTTCAATATTCAGCCCGCCGTTTGAGTCGTTATACACCTACAGCAACAGCGACCGGGATATGGGAAACAGCAAAGACAGCGGGGAGTTCTGGCAGCAGTATCTATACCTGATTTACGAGCAATTCCGAGTGATGAAGCCGGGGCGTATCGTTGCTATTCACTGCATGAACTTGCCAACCAGCAAGCAGAACGATGGCTTTATCGGCATCCGTGACTTTCGCGGCGAGATCATCCGTGAGTACCAGAACGCAGGTTTTATCTACCATTCCGAAGTCGTTATCTGGAAAGATCCCGTAGTGGCCATGCAGCGCACAAAAGCACTGGGATTGCTGCACAAGACAATAAAGAAAGACAGCGCCATGAGCCGCATGGGTATTCCTGACAGCATGGTCATGATGCGCAAGCCCGGTGCTAACTCTGAGCCTGTTAGTGGTGCGTTTAAATACTATGTTGGCACCGAGCCTGCGCCCGGATTTAAGCGTTATGTGTGGAACGACAAGCGCGAAGGCTGGACGGTTCAGGATGACAGCCATAACACCAGCGTCGATGTATGGCAGCGCTATGCCAGCCCGATATGGTCTGACATAAACCAGACCGATACGCTGAACTTTCGAGAAGGCCGGGACAGCGACGACGAGCGTCACATATGCCCGTTGCAGCTTGGCGTTATACAGAGATGTTTGCAGCTTTGGAGCAACCCAGGAGAGATCGTCTGGAGCCCATTCATGGGCATTGGTAGCGAAGGTTATATGTCACTAAAAGCAGGCCGGAAGTTTATCGGCGCAGAGCTAAAAGAATCCTATTTCAATCTGGCGCTGCGCAATCTTGAGGCTGCCAAAGAATCACAATACGATCTATTTTAAGGGCTACCATGAAAATCATAATCGAAAAATCAGACATCAGCGCAACCATGAAGCGTGCGGCAAAAGTCGCGCCAC